GTCGTAAAGATTTCAAAATAACTGTCTATCTCTGTAGTGTCATCTAAATCACCTTCTTGCAAGAAAAGACCATCAGCTGAAGCTACTAAGATTTGGTGATTAAATTTTACTATAGAATCAAAAGGACAGTTTGTAAACTGCGTAGTAGCATATTTAGCCTTTAGATTTGTTTGTAAAGTAGTCATTATCTTAACTGACCTCGTATATACCGCAATATAGTATCTGGGTCTGTGTAGACTAAAGAAGCATTGCAAGTCATCGGTGGGAGTTGGGCGCTAATTATATTTGTAGGACTTGAGGTAACTGATATTCGTACATCCCTAAAGAATGGGATAACAGAATTAATTGACGCTATTATCCCAGTAATACCACTTATTTGAGTAGTAAGTACAGGAAAACTACAACTTATATTGCTTACTGGATTATGAAAAGCAGAACTTGCTTGAGTCAACCCAGGAAGAGCTGCAATCATAGAAATAGGTTCTCTAAAATCAGCTACTATTTCAGCTCCCAAGACAGGGAAACTTAGCACTAAAGAAAGCATAGCTGCAGTAGTAGCTTGCCCAGTCATTTCAAGACTGGGGATTTCCATCTCACTTTGAGCGCCAACATAACCTGAGAAAGAGAAAAAAGGAAACGAAGCCTGTAAGGAAGCTTTAATACTATTTCTACCAGTTATCTCGGCTAATAAGTCGGGAAACGTAATATCTAAACCTGACGCCGCAGATATAGCAATTTCTAGAAAAGGTAAATCAGCGTCAAATTGTATAAAGTTAGCTTCTCCCGCCATAGTAGCAGTAAAAGCTCCAAAACTTCCTATGACTGAGTCATAAACATCTGTGTCACCAGTCATAGTTAATGCGCCAAAACTATCGGCTAAATTTCCTTGATGACTAATCTCATTAGCTAGTATCTGCATAGTTAATGCAGGAATACTAGTTTCAAGAAAGGCTCCTGAACTGATTGTACTAATTAACGCAGGAATATCAGTTTCAAGAATAGCCCCTGAGCCTATTTCACAAGTTGGGGCTGGGATATCAGCTTCAACATCCCCAGTAATCTCTGGCACTATTAGTGTTAAAATTTGCTCGTCTTCAACATTACTTGCAGTATGCGCATCAAATGTACTATTATAAATTACACTACTATTTGCTACTGCTGCATTATAAGTGGTGTCTGATATAGCGTCTGTACTAATTGTGATCTTAACATTTTGAGCACCTCTGGTACCATCAGCTCCAGTATTATGATGATTATTAATTCTAATTTCATCAAATTCTTGAGATGTATCAAATACACAAATGAGCCGCTGGTTAGTAAGCTGACCGTTTCCAGATACCCATTGAGTGCCTGTAATGGTACTTGTTTTTATTAAAGCTGTTTCAAAAGTATGAGACGGAGGATAATTGGCGTCAAAGGAGGAAGTAGCATAACAAGTTATGTCAGCCTCGGCTATAGTGATTTTACTACTCTCAAACCAAAAATCAACAGACCGAATTCCTAAGAAGGTCGTACCCCCATAAGAATTAGCTATATCGAGTATTACTGATTTTGCTGTGAATGACATAACAGTCCTTTAAGGCGCCGGCGAACCGGCGCCCTTCGATTAGGCGTTCGCAGGCAGGGTAATCGCGACCGTATCAATGGTGGTGGTACCACCACTCGTAACAGAAGTATTAGACATATTAAGTTGAGCTCCACTGGTAGCAATCGCACCATCAAACCGAATTTTAGTCGAGTCAGCTCCATCACCAACATCATTTGCATAGAATCGAAACCAACCAGCTGTACCAGTTGCAACAGCTACACCAGACCAAGAATCTCCAGTTTCCTTGGCAATAACTCCAGCAGATACAACACCGAAATTCAAACCATTCGCGAAAGTACCAGCCACAAAGGCTGCGGAAGCTTGGGAAATCTCAACCAGCTCAGTGCCACTCTCTACATCATTGGCACTAGTCGGTTGGGTTCCAGTAAAAATTCGCATGACACCTTGTCGAAAGAGATCTGCGAAACTTCCACCCCGAGCAGCTGCAAGAATAACAGCATCCCCTGCAGCTTCAGTGGTAAGTACGCCTGCAGCCACTTCAATAGCGCCAGCAGCTACTGCAAGAATTTCAGTCGTTACTTTATTTGCGGCTTCACAGGCACCAGCAACTGTGATTTGATCGCCAACAACAAAGCCTGCCAACCCATTACCAGAGTCAAGGATTTGATCCCGACTACTGGAACCCGTACCATCCCCAAAAGAAATAGTATCGGCCGTCATGAGGTTGAGCGCATTGGCCCTCTGGTCCATCATTGCATCGCGTAACCCAGTACTTAATCTTAAAGCCATTTTTATACCATCCTGTGTAAGTAGTTGTAGCCAACGAGACAGCCAGCGCCTTTGGCAGGAGTCTCAGGATAAATTATTTTATCCTTATTAAGATTGAGAGTCATACCTGTAGGTGTACCAAGAATAGCTCCTTCAGGACTAGCCCATATAGCGCATAATCCAGGAGATTGTAAACCAATTTCTAAACCTTCTACATAATGAATTGCCTCACTCCACTCAATAGCTGGGTAATTTGTAACTGCTCTGGATTTCCATTCAGCTGGATTTTTCCCCTCAAAGAAGTAAGTCTGAGCTTTAGATGAAACATACATACCTCCATCTACAGACTTTAACATGATTATATCTGAATCAACTGAAACATGATTATTAGCTAAGTCAAACAGATCAAAATTATATAGCTCACTCCACCAAACAGTAGAACCATCAGAGATAAACATACGACCAGAAAGAATAGCGATGTGAGTACCCTTAATAGGACCGAAAAATTGACGATTAGTATCTGGACCCCAATAGGTACCTTTCTCCCAAGCCGCATAAATACCTTCTGTGATTTTACCTAGATTTTGAGGGTTATTATAGTATATACTTTTCCCGTACTGAGCATATGCCATATGTATAGAACCAGTAATTGTAGTTACAGTAGCCAAGGAATAATCCGTACCAACACTATACATAGAGGAACCACTGATCACGAGACATTCGCTGGTATCACAGAATAAACTATGAAAATTTCCTGTTTGTTGTTTCTCGTAACCTTTACGTCTACTAACACGATTAGACTGGTCTATTTCAATGTTAACAGCAACTCCCAAATCAGATAACGCGGACTCCGCGTTAAATGGTATTCTTACTGGATCCGCGACTGTGTTTAGACCAGTGGCTCCTCTAAATATAGTGATGGGTTCAGGCATTATATCCACCCATTAGGTCTGTGGTAATCTGGCCAAGATTGGCCAACAGGAAAGCTTTCATCTAAAATACCAATAGCCGTCCAAAACTCTTTGCGGGAAGTAGCAGTATTAGGTTTACCACCCCCTTCCCCACCTTCAGCGCCATCTTCGATTTTATTGTAAGCTTTCCATTTCAAATAGCTTAGAATAATGTCCTCTAGTTGATTTTCAGGGATATAAGTTATTGTATCAGTGTCAGCAGTTAAAACTGTAGGAGTTATATAGAAACTACATTTAACAACAGTTATCTCTGCTGGAATAGGGTAATAAAAAAGTTGACTCCCGACCTCAGCAATAAACTCAATATTTCCTGTTTCTAGTTCTGTTTCAGCATCAGGATATTCACGAGCTAGAAGACCTAGGGATGAAAGAACCTTGATTTCGGGGGCACTGTCAACTTCAGCCTTGTAAAGATTTCGGCCGTAAGACCAGCTAGTTGGAATAGCCGCATACGGGGTTCCAACTACAGTACTGAAGGTTCCCGAGGACTCAAGTTTGGGAAGTAAAACTTTCTCCGAGCAAAGTTTAAGACACTCATTTATTCGGGCGTCAATCCAGTCTTCAGTAAAATTAGTATCCTGGATTACACTGATAAATTCATCCCTAAGTTCTTCTAAAGTATTCATGAATTTTATCCTTAAAGCACTTTAAAGCATCTAGGATCAAAAGCCGTCAAAGCCGTTGCCTCAGACTTAAGCATTTCACAAGTTCCTGTTGAGAAGTCATATTTATTTTTGTAAACAAAATCTGGTCGTTTCCCCATGTATTTCACAATTACCACAGGATCCGCGGCTTCTGCTCTTTTGGTCTGAAGTTCAAGCTGTCGTTTAAGCTCCACAATTTCTTTTTTAGCTGTAATAAGTTCTGCAGCTGTGTTTGACATCTGGGGTTTACTATCACCAGCGGGTTTAACTTTTTCCTCTTCCGACTTTTTTTGCCACTCTTTTGCCGCTAAAAACTGCTCCCGCTCTTTAGCAACTTTATCCTTAATACTTGGATCTACCATTTTTGCCTCCTTAACAATTCCCCCTCAGAAAATCCTGAGGGGGAAGTTACTCAGTTACCTAATCAACGATTAGGCATTGGGGTCAACACAGTAAGCATCTACTGCAACCACGCCAAAGTCCTTGGAATTGAAACGAGCTTTCTTGACACCGAAGATGGTACCTGCAGTGATTGCCAGGGCATTACCGCGGTCATCTGTTTCCTCATTCCAGTTGTACCGCCCAGGACCAGAGTCTTGGCCATAAGCGATAATACCCGCTTGGGCACCGAGGAAAAGTGCACGACCAGCAGGAACATTACCACCAGCGCCATAAGTGCTGAACCGAATGACATTGCGGTGTTTGTGAAGGATAACATCCGCATATTCACCCATGGAATTCAGGTACATTTTGGCCTTGTCGCCGCGGTCAGTGGCTTTGTGGATGGCCAGCCAGTCATTCTCGGTCACACCGGTGCGAAAGCCAAAGGCCTGAAAAGTATGCATAAGAAGGACGTATTTCTTATTGCCATTTACCATGAAGGGCTGAATCATGGGATCCAGGGTCTCAGCTTTGGCGACCAAGCGTTCACAGGTGGTGGGGCTAATGCCATCGGAAGCATCCAGATCAGCAGAACCAGTAGCATTACCACCATAGATGATGTGGGAAGCATCCGGGGTTT